CCATGCATTCCGTGACGAAAGTAAGGCTGCCTTATTTAATCTAACAAAGATATATCAGCAGATTGACTACAACGACACTATTATTAAGGAGCACTATATGACTAGAGGGTCATTTAGTTGGAAGGATGGCATTAAGGATACAAAGGTTATATTCACTCCTGATATTAGGGGAAGGTTCTTAGTCTCTTGGACTCCTGCACACCATCTTCAAAATAAAGTGTATGAAAAGAATGGTATTAAACATCCGGGTAACGAGCATATTGGAGCATTTGGATGTGACTCCTATGATATCTCAGGTGTTGTTGTTGGTAGGGGTTCAAATGGAGCTCTTCATGGGCTTACTAAATTTCACATGGATGATGCTCCTGTAAATGAATTTTTTCTAGAATATATTGCTAGACCTCAGACTGCTGAGATATTTTTTGAGGAGGTCTTAATGGCTTGTGTTTTTTATGGTATGCCTATCTTAATTGAGAATAACAAACCTAGGCTCCTATATCACTTTAAGAATAGGGGGTACCGTGGATTTTGTATAAATAGACCTGATAAAGTATATGCTAAGTTGTCAAAGACAGAGCGTGAATTAGGTGGTATACCAAACTCATCAGAGGATGTAAAGCAAGCTCATGCCGCAGCTATTGAGTCATATATAGATAAGTATATAGGTTTCAATGAAGAGGGTGATATTAAGATGATGCCATTTACTAGAACACTTGAAGATTGGGCTAAATTTGACATAAGTGATAGGACAATGTATGATGCTACAATTAGCTCAGGATTGGCTATAATGGCATGTCAGAAGCATTTGTATCAGCCCGAGAAAAAAGAGTCAAAAATAAGCATTAAATTTGCTACATATAATAATAGAGGAAATATTAGCTCCTTAAATACATGAAAGAGGTAAAAATTAACATATCCTCTACATCATTCCCAAGTCAATTTGCGAGTGATGCGGAGAAGGCAACCGCTGAATTTGGTCTCCAAGTTGGACAGGCCATACAGTATGAGTGGTTCAGAAAGGATGGAAACCAATGTAGGTATTACAGTCAATGGCGTGACTTTCATCGCTTGAGATTGTATGCTCGTGGAGAGCAACCTATTGCTAAATATAAACAGGAGCTTGCTATTGATGGTGACTTGTCATACATGAACATTGATTGGACACCTGTTCCAATTATACCAAAGTTTGTGGATATCGTTGTTAATGGTATGTCTGACCGATTATTTAAGGTTAAGGCTTATGCACAGGATGCAATGTCTCAGGCTAAGAGAAGTAAGTATCAGGATATGATTGAGGGTCAGATGGTTGCAAAAGACCTATTGACTAGCATACAAGAAAACACGGGTGTTGACCCATTTGTAATGAATCCTGATGAGCTTCCAAATACAGATGAGGAGCTATCTCTATACATGCAGTTAAACTATAAACCTGCTATTGAGATTGCAGAGGAAGAGGCTATTAGCACAATACTTGAGGAGAATCATCATGACTATGTTCGCAAGCAATGTGAATATGACTTGATGACACTTGGCATTGCTGTAGAGAAGCATGAGTTTCTTCCCGGAGCAGGAGTTCAGATATCATATGTAGACCCGGCGAATGTTGTTTACAGTTATACTGAGGACCCTTACTTTAAAGATTGCTTCTATTGGGGTGAGATTAAAACACTTCCAATTACTGAATTGTATAAGATTGACCAATCTTTAACACCCGAGGATTTAGAGCAAATATCAAAATATAGTCAGAGTTGGTATGACTACTATAATGTAGCCCAATTCTATGAGAATAATGTTTTTTACCGTGATACGTGTACTCTTCTTTATTTTAACTATAAGACTACTCAAAAAATTGTATACAAGAAAAAAATTCTTGACAATGGAAATGTTAAGATGATTGAGAAGGACGAGAACTTCAATCCTCCCATGGAGATGATGGAAGAAGGTCGTTTTGAAAAGGTAGAGAAAGTAATTGACGTTTGGTATGATGGTATTATGGTTATGGGTACCAATATCCTGCTTAAGTGGGAATTGGCTTATAATATGGTGAGACCAAAGTCAGCTTCACAGCATGCACTACCAAATTATGTAGCTGTAGCTCCTAGAATGTACAAGGGCAATATTGAGTCATTGGTTCGTAGAATGATACCATTCGCTGACCTTATTCAGCTTACTCACTTAAAACTTCAACAGGTTATTTCTCGTGTTGTGCCTGACGGTGTATTCATTGATGCCGATGGTCTTAATGAGGTTGACCTTGGTACAGGTAATGCTTATAACCCTGAGGATGCTCTTAGATTATACTTCCAAACAGGTAGTGTAATTGGTCGTAGTTATACACAGGATGGAGACTTTAATAATGCAAGAGTTCCAATTCAAGAGTTAAACAGTAACTCAGGTGCTGCTAAAACTCAAATGCTTATTGCAAACTATAACCACTATCTTGACATGATTCGTGCGGTAACAGGTCTAAATGAGGCTCGTGATGGCTCCGACCCTGACCCACGGGCATTGATAGGTGTTCAGAAACTTGCGGCTCTTAATTCAAATACAGCTACTAGACACATTCTTGATGGCAGTCTTTATATGTTTAAGTCAATTGCTGAAGCTCTTACTTACAGAATTGCAGATATTCTTGAGTATGCTGACTTTAGAGATGATTTTGCAAATAAGATTGGTAAGTACAACACATCTATATTGAATGAGATTAAAGATTTGTATGTATACGATTTTGGAATTTTTATTGATATATCTCCCGATGAAGAAGAGAAAGCCCAACTTGAAGCAAATATTCAAACTGCATTGTCTAAAGGTGATATTAACCTTGAGGATGCAATTGATATTCGTGAAATTAAAAATATCAAACTTGCTAACCAACTCTTAAAAGTTAAGCGAATTAAGAAAGAGGAGAAGCAACAACAGATGGCTATTCAGCAACAAGCAATGCAAGCTCAGCAACAGATGCAAATACAGCAGATGTCTGCTCAATCAGCTATGCAGAAAATTCAAGCTGAGGCTCAGGCTAAGATGCAGATTAAGCAAGCTGAGATTGCGTTTGAGATTGAGAAGATGAAGAATGAAGCCATGTTGAAAGAGCAATTAATGCAGACTGAGTTTAATATGCAAATGCAGTTAAAAGGTGTTGAGGAAGATTCTTTAGCTAAGAGAGAAAAAGATAGAGAAGACGCTAAATCTAAGAGAATTAGTCAGCAAAATAGCGAGCAATCTAAATTGATTAATCAAAGAAAAAACAATCTACCTCCGATAAGTTTTGAGTCAAATGAGGATTCCCTTGATGGCTTTGACTTTGCGGAATTTGAACCTCGATAAACAATAAAAAAATAATATATAACTTTGTAAAAATTAAATAAAATGGAATTTAAAGTAAAAGAAGTATCAGGGGTAGTAGAAAAGAGTGCTGCTCAAATTGAAGAGGAATTATTGAATAAGCATGAAGAGAGTCTTAATGAAACTCCTGCTTTAGAAGAAACCACGACAATTGAAGAGCCTCGTGTTGAAGAAACTCAACCGATTGAAACACCTGAACTTAAAGAAGAAGACGTTCTTTCATATTTGGGAAAAAGATACAATAAGGAAATTAGTTCTTTTGATGAACTAATGGCACAACGTCAAGAAAAGGAAGAACTTCCTGATGATGTTGAGGCTTTCTTAAAGTATAAAAAAGAAACAGGGCGTGGTATTCAAGACTATTTGAGACTTCAAGAGGATTTTGATACTATGGACCCTGATAAACTTTTGAAGCAATATTATATGGCTACAGAGGTCGGACTTGATGAGGACGACATTGATATCATGATGGATGAGTTTTCATATGATGAAGACTTAGATGATGATTCTGATATCAAGAAAGCTAAGATTGCTAAGAAAAAGGCTATTGCTAAGGCCAAGGATTATTTCAATTCTGAAAAAGACAAGTACAAGCAGCCTCTTGAGTCAAGGGGTAATGTTATGCCTGATTCAGAAAGGGAAGAATACGAGGCGTATAAACAATACATAGAGAAGTCTAAAACTCTACAGGAGGAACAGGAGCGTCAATCTGCTTGGTTTCAAAAGAAAACTGATGAGGTGTTTAGTCAAGAGTTCAAAGGTTTTGAGTTCAATATTGACGACAGAAAAATCACGTTTTCTCCCGGTGATGCCACAGAGCTTAAGAAACTCCAATCAACTCCAATGAACTTTATTAATAAGTACTTGGATGAGAGCGGAATGATAAGTGATGCAAATGGATACCATAGAGCTTTAGCAATCGCAATGAACCCTGAGAAGTTTGCCAAGTTCTTTTACGAACAAGGTCAGGCTAATGCGACAGAGGATGTCACTAAAAAAATTAAAAATGTGAATATGTCTGAGCGCAGAGCCCCTGAGGCATCTCCAAAAGGGGGAATGCAAATTCGAGAAGTAAATCCTGACGCAGGTCGTGGGTTGAAAATCAAAAGTATAAAAAGAATATAAACTATTAAAAACTTAAAAAAATGTCTGTTTTACCTACACCCGGTTATAACTTGCAGCCAAGTGCTGAGCAAGTTCCATTGTCAAGCAATTACTTGACAAGTTTTAATTTCTTGAATCAGTATCTTCCTGATACTTACGAGAAAGAATTTGAGCGTTACGGAAATCGTACCGTTGCATCTTTCTTGCGTATGGTTGGTGCTGAGATGCCTTCTATCTCTGACCAAATTAAATGGGCTGAGCAAGGTCGTCTTCACACTAAGTATACTAAAGTTGTTACAGGAGCTGTTCCATCAGCTTCACCCGTTAATACTGCAACATTTACAGTAAATGACTTGAATGTTACAGGTATTGCTATCCGTCCGGGACAAACTGTAATGATTACTCCTAACGTTGCGGGTGGTGGTTCACAAAACAAAGGTATCGTTACTTCAGTTAACACTGCTACTGACACCTTCACAGTTGCTTTCTACGAAGCCGCAGGTTTCAACAACAATAACACTGCTGCTAACGAATTTACAGTATTTGTCTATGGTTCTGAGTTCAAAAAAGGAACTACAGGTATGGTTGGTTCTTTGGAAGCTGAAGATGAAATCTTCTCTAACAGCCCAATCATCATCAAAGATAAGTATTCTGTTTCCGGTTCTGACATGGCTCAAATCGGTTGGATTGAAGTAACAACTGAGAATGGTGCATCAGGTTACCTTTGGTACTTGAAATCAGAGCACGAAACTCGTCTA